TCAAAGGGCATCCAGCGCCTTAAGGGCGATTTTGGCTTGGGCTTTGCGGCTATCGTCCAGCAGATGACTATATACACGCAGGGTGATGTCGATATTGCTGTGGCCCAGGCGGTGGGAGATATAATAAATATCCACGCCTTGGGCGATGAGGTAACTGACGTGGGAATGGCGGAGACCGTGGAAGGTGATGCGAGGCTGAATGCCCAGCACATCCTCCAGTTGGTGCAGTGCCTTGTTGATGGCGCTGTTGGTTGGCACCTCGTGGCGATTGTTGCGAAACACTAAGTCAAGCGGATCGCGGTAGCCCTTTTTGAGATTATCTGCTGCCTGCTGCTGTTTTAACTGACGGAGCAGGGCGGCTAGTCCGGTGGGAATCTCGATGTCTCGGACACTGCTGGGGGTCTTCGTCGGCTTGAAACCGGTACCGTACATGTAGTCCCAGGTCTTATTGATGTGGAGGAGCCCCTGGTCAAAGTCCACGTCTGACCATTGGAGACCGATCACCTCGGCGTAGCGAGCGCCAGTCTTAAGACCGGCGGCAATGATGTAATTGTAAAGAGCGCGGAGCGAGGCGTGCTCAACACAGTAGTCGTAGAGGCGCTTCATGTCTGCAATTTCCAGGTATTTCAGGTCACGGGATTTTCCGGCGTGGCCAGTCAGCACTGTATTGTGGGTAAAATTGCTGTACACGATCTGGTCATCGATGGCGGAGTCAACCATGGCCCGAACATAACCATTGAGCTTGCTGACAGTATCTTTTGCTCGGCCAATGCCAAATCCATTGATAAACTCCTGCCAGTCGGATTTGGTGATGGATTTAAGCGTCCGGTCAAGCCCCCAATAGGCCAGCAGTTGTTTGCGGATAGTCTTGTAGCGTGATTCAGTGACGCGGGAGTGCTTGCCGGTCTTGTAGAGGGCCAGCCATTTGTCCCAGTACTCAATGAGCGTGGTATCGTGCAGACTCAGGTCTGCGCCCCGATGGTACTGCCGCTCAATTTCAGCAGCAGCAAGAGATGCAGCTTTCTTGGTGGGAAAGCCAGATTTATTGACGAATTGTCGCTCGCCGTCCTTGTCTTTGTAGCTTACCCGGTACTGCCACGATCCACTGCGTTTTGTGATTGACGCCATTGTGATTACCTCTCTTTCTGATATACTGGTGTATGCAAAGAGCGCGCACTACCAGTGTGGTTCTTTCCTGTCTGCTCACCCGTCCCGGCCAAAGGTATGGGGTGGGCAGTTTTTTTATCTAGTAGCCGTAACCGTCCGGTGCTTTACCGCTGTCGTCAATCTTGGCAGCGTATACTAGTGGCACTGTGATTTTTCCGCCGGCCGTTGAATCATATGTGGTCGTTCCCAAACTCATACCGTAGAAAGTGATCTTGTCATCTTCCAGTACGCGAGATCCGTTCATGATTTCTGGGTTAAAGCCAACCAAAATAATATTGTCAATGTCGCCATCTATAGCCACGCGTAAGTCTGTTTCATCATCACCTTCGACGACTTGTATAACTTTGCCAGTGAATGAAACCTTTTTACCTTTGTAATCGTCAGGCGTTCTTGCCAGTTGGTCGAACGACGCCCCGGGCTGATAATCTGATGGGTTAAACGATGAAGACTCAGCAGCAGAGGACTCACTACTGGATTCTTCTTCAGACGATTCTTCACTAGAGCTCTCCTCACTAGAACCCTGGTCAGAAGTTAACACCGTACTAGTTGAACTGGGGACATTCAAGGCAATTGATTTGCCCTTCAGTTTATTAACATCTCCACCTATGCCTATCTTGCTTTTTGAAGCATAAAGCTTCAAATTATAGGGACCTCCCGCCCCGTTCGTGCGAAGGTGAAACTTTCCATTGGTAACCTTAACAACATCAAGGATGGAATCGTCCATTACGAAGGCGACGTACTTGGCGCCGGCTGGTGCAGTTCCTCCGACGTTCATATAGTGGTCTGAATCAAGTACAGCTTTACCGTTCTTGACTCCAGAGGTGATTTCAAATACCGGGCCGCTGCTGGCAGATGTCCCTGTCTTGCTCCCGTTACTTGATGTGGTGCAACCTGCAAAAAAGATCAGGCAGAACGCCAGTCCAACCAAAACAAAAGCTTTCTTCATGATTTTTCTCTCCTTACGAAATTTTATGCCCCATCATTTTACCCCTTGAAGAATGGAGCGGCGAAGAAAATAATGCCCATCCCTGATTTGGATGGGCTATCTTTATAGCATTACGATCCCCTGGATTGCGAAGTCGTCGAAGCTCTCAACAAGTATTGGCTTGTACTTGGGGTTCAATGAAACCAAGCGCACGCCATCTGGTTGGATGTCGATCTTTTTGACGTACGCATCACCATTAAGATCAGCAATGACAATTTGACCACTGTGGATATCGCAATCATCGCATTTTTTTACGAAGATTATTTGGCCGTCTTCAAACATCGGTTCCATAGAATCACCATTGACGCGGAGAGCAAAATCATAATCCGGAACAGGTCCGCTGAATGGAATGTCGTCGCCCGTATCATCGTCGGGAAGATACTCGCCTGTCCCAGCCGATACAGTTCCGGCAATATGGAGAAGCATCGGCTGGCGTTCTTGGCGCTCGTCGTCAAGTGAGATCACGTTTTCGTTTTGCTGTTCCTTCAATTGATTGTCGGCGTAGTTGTACACCTTTTCCTGGCGAGCGGGGTGAAGCCTAGTAACAATGTTATGAACACTATCGGCGATGCTTGCTGGCTTTAGTCCCATAAGTTGTTCGGGCTTGATATCAAGAGCATCAGCAACCTTTGCAACAATTTCAATGGGTACTTTCTCGATGTCTCCCTTTTCATATCTAAAAATGGTGGATCGAGAAACCCCAATTTTCCTGGCTAGTTCATCAGCACTCATTTGTTTTTGCTTCCTAATAGCTCTCATTCGTTCTCCAACATTCATCGATTCCGCCTCCTTGAATGATTCCAGTATACGCCAACGTTGCAATATTGCAACAATAAAAGTCGCATTTTTGCAATTTCGCTATTGACCGCCGCTTCATTATGGATTATGCTTTGTTCATCAAGTCGCAGGAATGCGACAGAAAGGAGGCCAGCTAATGATAGATGTAAACTTAGATCGCCTCAGAGGGTTAATGACTGAGCGTCACGTTACTCAAGACGCCCTCGCAATGTCCCTTGGGATTGCCCGTAGCACTCTGTATCGAAAAATGGAAAAAGGCGGCAAGGATTTCACAGCTGAAGAAATTTTTAAAATGAAAGACTTTATTCCGTTGAGTGATCAGGATGTGATTGATATTTTTTTGACAAAAAAAGTCGCAATAACGCGACAAAAGGAGGTTTCACGATGAACGATTTAACACCAATCGAGAATCAAGGCCAGCGAGTGCTGACCTCTGATCAACTAGCAGAACTGTATGGCGTTTCTACCGACGTGATCAAGAAGAATTTCAGCAACAACCGAGACAAATTTGTTGAGGGCGTGCACTACATCAAGTTAGAAGGCTTGGCACTCAAGGAGTTCAAGAACAGGGTGAATAATGTTCACCTTGTCGGGAAGAATGCCAATACCTTGTATCTCTGGACCAAGCGCGGCGCCGCTCGACACTCGAAGATGATCGGCACTGACACGGCCTGGGATGTGTTCGACAGCCTCGAAGAGAATTACTTCAATCCGAAGCCCCAGATCAATCTACAAGGTCTCAGCCCGCAAACACAGTTTGCCATCCAGGCAGCTCAAGCCATGGCTGAACAGGAACGTAAGCTAGCTCAAATCGACCACAAAGTTGATGCCATTTCCGAAATCGTCAGCACATCCACAATGGACTGGCGGCAATCTACTCGGGATATCATCACCAAGATTGCTCACATGCGTGGAGATGATTACTCGGCAACACGACGTGACATTTATAAAGACGTGGAACAACGAGGTGGATACAGCCTAGGCACGCGGCTCACTAATCTCCGAAACCGAATGGCTGGCGAAGGTCAATCAAAGTCCAAGCGGGATAAAACAAATAGGGTGGACGTAATTGCTAACGACAAGCGTCTGATTGAGATTTATCTGGCCGTTGTCAAAGATCACGCCATCAAGTATCGGGTTTGGGATGACGAATATTAGGAGGCAACTCTAAATGAAGTTAACAATTGAAGGCACCACAGACGAGATCAAAAAAGTGCTCCAGGTCATTAGCGGTGACCAGGAGCACGAGATCAAAGATCAGAAATCGATTCTTAAGTCTATGGCTTTAGCTCTAGCAGAGACACAGCAGAAATATGGCTCTTCAAAACAAGAATGAAGTCCATATTGACTGGTGGCAAGCCTGTAATGGTTACGTGAGTGAGCATTACTGAATCTGACTTTGCACTTTCGTCAATATCATTGAAAAAAGAAGCAACACTCGGCTCTTGGTCTTCTGTGTCTTCCCACTTTACGGGTCTTCCGGTTATTAACTTTCCATCAACTAAGATGCTGACTTTACTGCCAGTGTTCTCAGCACTCATAAGAATCAACGAGAATAACTGATTTACCACAAAATCACCTCCTATCAGGTGATTATCCCACAAAATTGAAGGGAGGGAATCTGCAATGTTGTTAGGCACAAAAATCGAATCCAATGTTAACGGGATGGCCCTGTCCATCCAACTACCACCTGGTTTGCACGTCGTTGATGACGAATACGTAGCAGAACACGACGCCGCTCTGGCAACAGCCAACATGGCCGGCTGGTGGACCACATCGGAGCTGACTGAACGTTACCACGTCACAGCAATATGGCTGGCGGATCACGTATTTCAGCCTCCACGTTTTAGAAAGTTTTTGAGGGCTGAGCCGATCGTGATGTATCCCAGGGAGGGTGTAAAGACATATACGGTTAACCCAAAACCTTTTGACAAGTTTATGACCGAGTGGTTTCCAGAAATCGCCAGGAACGCTATGAAAGGTGGTCAGCGTTAATGCTCACAATCGACATTCTTAGTTTCGTTCTTGGCGGCATTTGTCTACCGGCTATCTGGCAGATGATGAGAATCGCCTGGCAGGTCTGGAAAGAAGGTGATGACCTTGACGAAAATGATGGAGACGCGCATCCAGACGGTAATCGACTACCATCTGCACGCCACTGACCGCTGGCAGAAAGATTTTTCCCGGCGAGTATACCTGAAACTGCTGCAACAGAAACGAATGGAGGAAGCGTAATGATTTATGTAACGAAAACGACAGCAGATCATCTGTATCGCGAACTACTCGGTGATCGGCAAGACAACGTGGAAGCACTGACCAAAATGATTATCGAGGGTGAACACTTCAATGATGATGAGGCTCTGATGTATTCAGTGCGGATCAAACTACTCACCGAGTACATCGACGAAATTGAAGCCAATGAAAAAGCCGCAGACGCTGGAACGTCAGACGGCCTGAAAGGAAATTAACTTATGGCTACATTATACGATTTGCAAGGCGCTTACGCTAGGGTAGCTTCACTCGCGGCTGATCCAGAGAGCGACCCGGAAACAATTAAAGACACATTGGCATCCATCAAGGATGGAATTAAAGAGAAAGCTGTCGGATACGCTTACGTCATTAAGTCCGTTGAGGACGACATGAAGCTCGTGGAAGCGGAGATTGACCGGCTGACGACTCGGAAGCAAGCACTAAACAATCGGGTGAAAACAATGAAACAGGCGCTAACTGACGCCATGCAGACGGCAGGCGTGAAAAAGGTGAAGACACCGACACTTACGGTTTGGATTCAGGCTTCCACGTCGGTTCAGGTGCCAGAGGACTATCGGCTGCTGCCACCACAGTTTGTGGTGGAGAAGGTTACGCATATTGCGGACAAAGGGTCAATCAAAACGGCCCTGGAAGCTGGCACGACCGTTGTCGGGGCAGAACTGCATACTAACTGGTCACCACGGATTCGGTAAAGGAAGTGATCTCGTGGACAATCGAATTAAGTATTTGCGCCAAGCACACGGACTGACGCAAAAGCAATTAGCTGAAGAAGTGGGATTACCAGTTACTACTCTTAGCAACTATGAGTTGGGAAAAAGAACCCCACCTTTATCAGTATTCAAATCCATTGCTACTGCCTTAAATACGAGTGCGGCGTTTTTAATGGAACTGGATGTTTCGGATGACAACCTCAGCTATGCAGAAAAGCGCTTGGAAGAAGCAGAAAAAATTGCCAGGCGTGTAAAAGACACGGCAGATTGGCTTTATGAACATGGAGAGTATGGGGCTTTGTTTGAGCTTGGACACTATTGCGATCTTATCCGCCAGAGCATTATTTACAAATACCAAGCACGCGCCTTAGATGAGGCATCCAAGTGATGTTCAAGCTACGCAACTATCAAGAAGTGACCATCAACCGGATTTACGAACAGCTGAAACTTGGTCACAGGTCAATCATGGTACAGCAGCCACCTCGCACAGGAAAAACAGTCATCATGGCCGAGATTGCTCGACGGGCGACGCTTAAGGGCAACCGAGTGCTGTTCGTGGTCCATCGCAAGGAGCTGGTGGACCAGGCGCGGCAAACCTTTAAGCGCAATGACGTTGACATGTCGCTGGTCACCATGGGCATGGTTCAGACACTTACACGGCACACCGGCACCATCCCTAAGCCAGAAGTCATTTTAATTGATGAGGCCCACCACGTGTTGGCAAAGTCCTACCGCCGGATCATCGACGCTTTTCCTGATGCTGTGCGGATCATGGTTACAGCCACTCCCTGGCGCATGAGCGGGGCGGGGTTCGGTGATGTAGCTGACTGCCTCATTCCCGGTCAGCAGATGGGATGGCTAATCAAAAACGGATTTCTGGCACCGATCCGGTACTTCTGCCCGCCGGACATCGATACAGTTGAACTCAAACTTAAGGCGAACGGCGAGTTCGACGAAGCGTCCGTTGCTGACGCCATGAAACCGAAGGTGTTCAGTAATTCCGTAAAGATGTATCAGGAACACGCTGATGGCATGCAAGCCATCGCTTACGCATACAACGTGGCCTCAGCTAAGCACCTGGCCGACAGTTTCAATGCGGCCGGCATTACGGCGGCAGAGGTTGATGGTACCACCCCAAAGGAGGAGCGGAATCGGCTCATCAAGCAGTACCGCGAGGGGAAGATCACCGTCCTGACTAATGCGGAGCTGTTCACTGAAGGACTTGATTTACCGAATGTTGATTGCGTCATCATGATGCGGCCAACGCAATCGCTTTCGCTGTTCCTGCAGTTTTCCATGCGAGCGATGAACCCGCGACAGGGGAAGACAGCGATCATCATCGACCACGTGGATAATCTCAGCCGCTTCGGGTTGCCAACCGACGAACGTAATTGGCAGCTAACTGGTGAGGGCAAGAAGAAAAAAGCCCGTAGCGATATTCCGTCCCCAACGACCTGCCCGTATTGCTTTGCAAGTTTCTACCGCAAAGGCCGAACGACCTGTCCGTTTTGCGGACACCCTTTGGCCAAGGAAGATAACAACGACGGACCGCAGCACGTTGATGTGGGCCTAGTGGAAGTCACCAATTCGGCGGCCGCCCAGAAGCGTATCAAGATTGCCCGCATGATCCAATCAAATGAATTGTACAAATGGCTGGCCGATAAACGGCCAGAACAGCTGGAGAACTATCTCCAATTACAGTATTACGCCAAGATGCACGGTTACAAACCTGGCTGGGCGTGGTACCAGGCTAAGAAAAGAGGTTTTATCCGTTGAGTATTCTACCACCGAACGAACCGCAGAAAACAATCGACATCCCCCACAACTTCTTCATCTGGGGGGCGACGATGAGCGGCAAGTCTTATCTCGCTGAGCATTTCCCAAATCCGCTATTTCTCAACACGGATGGGAACGCTCTGGAAAATAAGGCGCCATCGATCCAGATTCGCAATATTAAAGGGCCCAACAGCACCCTCCGGCAAGACGTCATCAAGCAGCTGGACGAAATCATCCTGGCACTCATGAACGAAAAACATGGTTATCAGACCATCGTGGTCGATGTCGTTGATGACCTAGTCGTCATGCTGGAGCAGGCCATCGCTATCCGGAATCGGGTGGAGACGCTGGCTGATGTGCCGTATGGCCGCGGTTTCTCGATGTTCAACACTATTTTTCAAGAATTTATCTTGGAGCTTAAAGCGTTAGATATGAACGTCGTTTACATTAGCCGGATCGCCGAAGTGAACGACGGTGTCGGTACCGAGACGCGGGAAATCCAGAGCCTGAAGACAAAATATTACAACGTGGTTAACGGCAACTCGGACCTGGTCATTCAAACCAAGCGAGTGGGCACCAACTACATCCGCCGAATCACCGACCAGCGGCGGAAGTATTACCGTGACGACATCACGGACAAGGGCATCTTGCGTGTCCTCAACAATATCCCTGGCGTGTTTTCTACACGCCCTCAAACTAAAGGAGAAGATAAATAATGAGTTTACTAGATAAAGCACAAGAAGTATTAGCCGGTTTTGATGCAACTAAGGACAGCGCCAATTCATTTGAGGGGCTGCCGTCCGGGAAATATACCGTCATCGTCAACACGATCGACCACTACGTATCCCCCGGTGGCTGGGACGGTCTACGGATCATTGCCGAAGTCAATGCTGGCGAACACGTCGGTACCAAGGATTACAACAAGTTCAATTTTGATGAGGTTACCCCAAATGGTAAAAAGGTACCGGATCGTATACTTTCCGGTCACATTAAACTTGTTGCAAAACTTGCTAATGCATGCGGCGTCACATTGAAGGACGAGGACTGGAAAGACATCGATCATCTCGTCACTGCGTTCAACTTTGGTGGGGCAATCGGGAAGATTGTCAAGATGGACTTGGGTGTTCGGGAGAACAAGAAGAACCCGCAATATCCATACAAGGATTACGACTTTGAGCCAACGGAGCAGCCGGAGCCCATTGCCGTCGATGACAAGGACCTGCCGAATGATCTACGGTCCAATGATGACGGCCTGCCTGGCGACGTGAAGAGTGACGACACCGACATCGATGACGACGATCTTCCCTTCTGACCATCAGCTGATGCAGTGTCATTAGACCGCCGAACGGGTGAAAAGCCCGTTAGAAGGGAGGACTTATGAAGAATCTTGTGAATTATGCTAAGTATTACGCACGAAACGGGTTCTACGTGCTGCCCATGGTGGACAAGAAACCGCTTATCACTTTCGCGAATAAACCTGCGCTGACCGAATCAGACATTGAAAAAATATGGCTTCTGAAGCCCTATGCCCAGATCGCAGTACGGACCGTTGACTTCTTCGTGGTCGACATCGACCGGCATGAAGGGGGAGCCGACGGATTCAAATCAATTCGGGAGCTGAAACATTTTGACTGGTTTCCGAAGACACTCATGCAGACAACGGCTCACGGCGGTAAGCAGCTGTTTTACCGCAAGCCTCAAGGTGCCAAAGTCAGTCAGCACATCGGTTGGCTGCCAGGGGTGGACATCAAGGCCCACATCAATAACTACGTGATGATTGCCCCCAGTTCCGTCGGCAGCGGACAGTACAAGTGGGCCAACAAGCTGCCGATGGCTGAACCGCCAGCCGCTCTCATTGAGGACATCAACCGTGACATGCCGGCAGAAGCTGCCTATCAAGGACCAGCAGCCTTCAATGGCCACAAATCCAACACGGCGGAACTGTTTGAGCAGATCGTCAAGGGGCTCGGTGAGACCGGTGGCCGGAACAATGCATTAGCCACCTTCGTTGGCGCTTTGCTGATTCGTAATGTTGATCCGCAAGTGGCCTATGAACTGGCTAAGCAGGCCAATGCCAACACGCCCAAGACACTAGACGATAATGAATTCGAGAAAACGTTTGACAGCATTATAAAAGCAGAACTGCACCGACGGGAGGTGATGAAGATTGGCGAACAAGGAGGCAATGCAGCAACTGGCGGCTGAGCAGAATAACGTTGTTCCGATGACCATTAATTTCAGAGTCAACACGAAAACCGGAATGCCGGTACCAAACAGTATTAATAACGTCGTCCTGGCCCTCGAACACGATCCGCTGCTGATGAACACGTTTCGGTATAACGAATTCACCCACGAGGTAGACGTGGTGAAACCGATCCAGCAATTGCATATCGCTAAGGGTCAGATGGTCGATGAAATAGTCTCTCTCTGCCTGAACTATCTGGAGAAGAAATACTACGTACTGTTCAACGACAAGGCATTCAACGCCGCAATTATCCAGGTTTCTCGGGACAACGCATACAACCCGGTGAAGGAGTACATGGAGAGGGCTTATCAGCACTGGGACAAGAAAGAACGGGCGGATTCTTTTCTACCAATATTTCTCGGGGCGCCGATGTCTCCGGTTACCACGCTCATTACGAAGTTGTTCTTCGTCGGAGCGGCGGCCAAAGTCTACCAACCGGATATGAAGTTCGATTACGTGCTGGACCTAGTCGGCGGACAGGGCGCTGGGAAGACGACACTGCTTAAACGGATGGGCGGGCAGTATTACACCGACCAGTTCACCGACTTCAAAGATAAGGACAGTTACGCAATCATGCTGCGGGCGTTGATCCTCAATGACGATGAGATGACGGCCACCAACAATAGCAGCTTCGAGGACCTGAAGAAATTCGTATCCGCTGAACAGCTGGAATTCCGGTCACCATACAATCGACGGCCAGAACGGCGGGCTAAGTCTTTCGTGATGGCCCGGACGACCAACGAAGATACGTACCTCAAGGATAAGACCGGTGAACGCCGGTTCCTGCCGATCATGGCCGACTTGGACGCACAGGTGTATCACCCAGTAACGGACCTAAAGCCACCTCTGGTGGAGCAGCTGTGGGGCGAATTCGTCAGCTATTACAAAGCCGGGTTCAGCTTCGCGCTGACAAAAGACCAGGTGCAGATGCTAGAAGAACATCGGCGTAACTTCATGTATGTAGACGCAGTGGAGGACGAGATTGAACGTCTGCTCCAGACCTGGCACGACGATTTCATTACCAGTAATCAGCTGGCGTCCTTGATGGGCGAGAACAACCTGGTCACTAATCGAGCCCTGGCCAAGAAAATCAAGTACATCATGGACAACCAACCGGGATGGAGAGCCAAAAAGAAGAGGATTGACGGCCTATCCACTCGGGGCTATGAGCGGCGGGTGGTCACTAGTGGTCACTAAGTGGTCACTAAATTGCGAGTTAGTGACCACACCTAGACCCGCATGGCCGTAAGGCTTAATCCCTATCGTGGTCACTACTACCCCTTTTTCCTTAAACAATAATATTAATTAATACTATTAAGGGGAAACGGCGCGCCGAACGAGAAAAGTTTGAAAGTTAGTGACCACGTGACCACCAGGGGTCAAACCTATGAGACTCTAAGGAAGAGCCCCGTGGTCACTAACTTTTTCTAGTGACCACGGTTAGAGTTATGTAAATCTGGCGAAGGTAAAATTGGTCTGGAAAGGATAATTTATTCACAAAGGCACCCCGGTCATGTTAATTGCTAGTGACCACCACGAAAAACTATACCAATTAAAGAGGCGACTCTATGACAGCAGAAGCAAAAATTCAAAACGATATCCGAGTGGCTGTCTCGAAAGCTGGACATTCAATTTTTCGGGCAAATGTAGGCACGGTTAAGCAGAGCGATGGACGGTATTTTACCACAGGATTACCCGGCGGATTTCCAGACCTGTTTGGTTTCCGCAAGAGTGATGGGAAGTTTTTCTTTATTGAAGTAAAGAACGAAACCGGCCGTTTACGACCGGACCAGGAGCGCTTTGCAGTGTGGCTAAGCACGAAGCCGGTACTGTACGGTGTCGCCCGCTCTGTGGAAGACGCACTGAAAATTATTGAAGGAGACTGAAGATGACACACCACATCGGAGAGACCGTCCGCTACGTAGGACCGATACCAAGATTCAAGGGTAAACGGGGCCAGGTTATCGGAAAAGGATCAGGCCGTTGGGATTGGTTTGTTGCGATAACGGACGAAGGAATTGTCAACGCAACTAACGAAGACTTGGAGGTATCTATTTGATGGAACGACATTTTGAACCAATCGCCGGGTATACCGGCCCAATGCCCCAACGGGCAACTGCGTATTCTGCCGGTTACGACATTGCAGCAGCGGGAACGGTGGTCATTAAGCCCGGCAAGATTGTGCTGATTCCGACGGGTATCAAGGCGAAACTTGGTCCCTATGAGTATTTGGAGCTGGTTTCTCGATCATCATTGCCACGCAAGCGGCACTTGGTAATGCCGAACAGCATCGGAATCATCGACAGTGACTACTACCCACACGAAATCATGGGTCAATTCTGGAACATCGGTCAGGTGCCAGCCGTCATCAATGCTGGCGACCGCATCATGCAGGGTATTTTCCGCAGTTACCTGTTGACCGACGACGATACAGCCACAGGCGCCCGCAATGGCGGTTTCGGCAGCACAGGGGGTAATTGATGTGGCTAGGCTATCGGAACATCCAGAACTGATGGAGCAAATCATTAAGCTGGAAAAGGAGCGCGCCCCACGAGACGATCCACGGTGGGTCCCAATCCATGCAGCAATTGAGAAAGAAGAGCCGCGTAAGAAGAAAAATGTGTCTGTAAGCAAAGCAAAGAAATCTGATCAGGCGGAACGCATTGCTTATGTTAGAAGCCAAATTCTTCAGGGTCTTTCGCCATACGAAATTGCTGATATTTCGGGTATCTCACCGTCCTGGATTAACAAGTTGATGCATGATGTCCATATCCACCGACCACCGATTGCACATTTTCGTCTATACAATTTTGAAACCGAGGAAGAACGGTACCTGGGAACTCAGGCTGAGGTAATTAAGCTTTTCAAGCTTTCGGCTTTTAGGCTGGGACTGGACAAGCATAACACGGTATTTATAGGGGATTGGGCGATCAATCGTGGACGCTGGTACCAAGATAAATATGGCAAGTGGAACAGAACGGAGGGTAAATGATGAATAAGGAAGAAGCAAAGCATTTTGTACGGAAGTGGTATTTAGACCACGGACTTACCATTGGCGGGTTAATTGAAGCGATGGACGGTATGATCGATGCTATCAATCCATATCCTGAAGAAACCGTATTACCCAAAGTGGTGGGGGACTGGGTAGGTAAATGCACGGGGCAAGGTGTGCCAGAATGGTTGTTGAATATGTCCATGATGCCCAGAGAGGTAAGTGTTTGGTTAAGGAATAAAGGTAATTATGTTGATGAACATCACCAGCAGCTGCTTATGTACGCCTATTTATATGGCTGGGTCCCAGAGCCACAGCCTGACAAATTGTACCGAGTTTACGTGCCCGGGACAGACCAAGTATACGTGTATACCCACCGGGTTTGGTCTGATTGTAAGGTCCACCTAGAAGTTCAGGAAATTGAAGAGCAAAGCGACGACCTGACTGAACTGTTTACGGAGCGGCAGATTGATGAATTGAAATTGCAAGACTACGAACGGGAAGAGGCAAAAGGCTATGTCAAATAAAACAGCAGAAATTAAAGTGGTACGAATTGGTAAAGGGTATTTGACTGGATATCATGGGCTACGATTTGTACGGCAATTCAGCCCGGACCTTTCTGGTCGGCAACATCTTGAAGTACGTTTACCGGTACAAGAATAAGAATGGTGTGGAGGATTTGCTAAAAGCCCGCACTTAGTAATCAAGTATAATGAAGGTAGAAGAAACGGCAAATGGAGGGAATATCAATGCGTGAGCGTAAACTGAAATACTTTAAGAAACTGCTGCTAAACGGAGCACCGTCTGTGTTGGGTTTTATCGGGGCGCTTATTGCACCACTGCTGTGGATTAAAATTGCGTTCGTGATTTTTGCGATTGGTGTGTACGTGTTTCTTTCATACACACAGGCAGCGGCGATGATTGATAACGACGATTTTCACGAGAGAATCGGAGCGTCGATTGAAGGGTTGAAACAAGCTGGCCTGATTCCCAAGTCAATTAGGGTTAACGGGAAGCCAATTGATAAGGAGTAGTGGTCCATTGGAAGAACTGTCGAAGAAGAAACTCGCCGCTTTAGATGAACTGTTTGAGGATTTCCAGACTGTGAACCACCAGATTGCCGAAAAAATTTATGAGATTGACCATCCATGGACACCATCAGATCAGAATGTTGGCGGCGGGCGTTCATCTGCAATATCACGGCCCCAAGAAGCGATTTTGCAACGGCGGGAGTCCAACAAACGGCTGCAATACTTAATTAGTTTGCGGGATGACTGCAACCGGGCAATTGCCAGATTTGACAAGGAGCAGCGCCAAATTTTCGATTTGCGATATTGCTCATCAAATTACTACGACTGGGACACCGTGGGCAATCTGATTGGCTATGCCCATTCTCAGATTTACCGGAAGCGATATGCCATGCTTTGGCTACTAGCTGAGGAGCGCGGAATGGTTTCGCATAAAGATGGTACTAGAAACGCTATTAATCCCAGTTTGAATCAGTGA